GTAGACTTGATGACAATATTAAATTTATTGACAAGAATGTTAATATCGGAAAACTTCGTGAAGACTTAATTAACTCTGGTGTTAACTGGAAAGATGCTGAAGAAGTAAGAGTTCATTTAGTTAAACTTGCTTTGTATATGAAACAAGCATTTCCAGATGCTAAACTTAGACGTACTTTGTCTGAAAAGACTGTTTCAACTGCAGAGATTAGAAAAGTTTTAGAAAATAGAACTGATTTAATTCCAGTTAATGGTGGTTTATTAGCAGCAGAATCTCAAAAGAGATTTATGACTTCTTATAAGCAAACTGTTAATAAGATATTTAAATACATTGGTGCTTTACCTGAAGATACTCTAGTTCGTCACCCTTTCTATAACGCTGTATACAATCGTGCAGTATCAAAACAGGTAGACCAAGCAATTGCTCGTGGTGCTATTAAATCACAAGGCGATTTCAATAAAGTTGCAGATATGTTTGTGGCGAATGCACATCGTGTTGCCATGAAAGAAACTAATAATACTTTATACACAATTCAAAGATATTCAAACTTTGCTTCAGTATTCGCATTCTTCTCCCCATTTATTCAAGCACAACTAAATACTGTTAGAACTTGGGGACGAATTGGTTTTGAAAACCCTCAAATAGTTGGTCGTGCTTTACAAATTTGGAATGCACCAGAAAAAGCAGGGTTTCAAGAAACAGACCCTATTACTGGTGATACTTATATTACTTTCCAAGCATCAAGAATATTACCTAAATGGTTTGAAGAAATCGTAGGTAAAGATGCCGTTATGCGTTTCCCGAAACGCGGCTTTAACCTTGTACTTGCTGGCGACCCTTGGTGGAACCCAGGTGCAGGTCCAGTACTTCAAGTTGCTGTTTCACAAATATTAAAGAATAACCCAGATATTAATTATGCTATATCTGAAAAGTTTGGTGTTCCAGTTCCTGCTAAAGAATTATTTGATTTAGTTTTACAGAACGGTCCTTCAACTGAACCAGGTTCTTGGGATTTAATATTCCCAGCAACTGTTAAACGTGTAATCGCTGGCACTAGAGGTCCTGCTTCTAAAGAATATGCAAATAGTTTAACTGATTTGTACGCTGTTGAAATGCAACGTTACAGAGATGGTAAACGCGAAACTGAACCTACTTTTGAAGAAATGAATAAAAGGACGAGTGCGTTCTATCTTCTTCGTTTCTTAACTAACGCTACTCTTCCAGTTATTCCACAATATCGTTCAGAGTATGAATTTTATATTCAGGAATGGCGTAAGGAACAACAGACTGGTACTGATGCTCAAGGCAGAAGTGCACAGGAACGTTTCTATGAAAGATATCCAGAATATTTTGTTCTAGCACTTTCTGGTACTAAGAATATTGCTGGTTCTGATGCAAGCCCAGAATCTGTTCGCCGTTTGAAAAAGAATAGTCAACTTGTAACTGATGTTGCAGGTTTCAGTCCTGAACTTGTTCAACTCATTAGCAATGATGGTGTTGAACGTGATTTTGACAAAGCCTCATATGTTTGGCAATTAACAACAGATGTTATTCCTGGAAGTAACGATAAGTATCGTAAGAAACTTTCACCTGTTGATGCTATTAAACGTCAAGATGTGGTTTCTGGTTGGATTGAATTTAATAAGTTCATGGATGGTTTTGATGCTGAACTTGAAAAAGCAGGTATTACTTCTTTGTCAAGTAATGTTGGTCAACCATATAGTGAGATTAAAAAAGGTTTCGTTGCAGAATTGAGAGCCAATAATAAAAATTGGGCTAATGATTTTGATGTGTACGAAATGGGTGCCTGGAAGAATAACATTAAAGCACTTGATGCAATTATTTCAGATGAAAAATTTATAAGAGAAAACGATTCAACTGCTTGGGCTTTGATGCGTGATTATATGGCTTCACGTGATGATTTAATTGCTGAGTTGAAGAATCGTGAAAGCATGGGTCAAAGTAAAAGCATTACTGCTGTTACCAATAAAGCCTTATTAGAGGGCTGGGAACAATACATTAGCGAACTTAAAAAACAAGATACTCAATTCTCATCTTGGTATAACAGGTTCTTAGAACAAGATAAACTGGAGTCTGTGGATTAATGGCTGAAAATAATAACACTAATACTGGTGGCACTGGTCAAAGTGGGTTTTATAAAGGTTGGCTTGAGAAAACACAAAACGTAAACCCAACTGTTAGTTCTGGTGGAACTAAAATAATTGACGGTATGCCGATGACTCTAATTCAAGCCACGGATTATATTAATAAAGTTAGAATTAGCGACTATAATGGTAAGTATCAAACATTAAAACAAATGTCTGGATACACTGGTAAAAGTGACCAGGCTGCTACTGGTATTTGGATTAACTTTGTTAGAGATTTATTTGGTTCTCCTACTCCTGATTTAAATACTTTTGCTGCTGAAAGAGTTACCCAAAATGGTGGCACTTCTACTGCTGCTTACCCTTCTATCACTAGCGAAGAAAATGCTAGATTTGAATTCCAACAATTATTCAGAGATACACTTGGTCCTGCAGCACGTTTTGCTGAAAAAGAATTCAGAGATTATTACACTAAGTTAACTAACTTAGAAAAGAAAAGACCAACTAGACAAGTAACATCTACTTCTAATGGTAGAACTGTTCAAACAACTGTTAGTGGTGTTAGTGATTTAGAGAAACAACAACTTGCTTTAGGTTATGTTGCAAAGTATTTGAATGCTGGTGACCCTAAAGTTGTTGGTGGAACTATTGCTACTAATCAAGCAAATATTGCTAAGTTTGCAAGAGACCATGGTATTAATCTTCCTGATTCTGAAGTTAGAAAAAATGCTGTTCTTGCTATTACTGGTGGGACTGCTGCTTTAGATTCTATTTATGCAAAAATCAGAACAATGTCTAAAGTGTTATACCCAGGTTTGGGTAACTTTATTGACGCAGGTTTAAATGTTGCTGATATTGCTAGTACCTATATTGCAGAAAAAGCAAATCTTTTAGAGATGAATCCTTCAACTTTGGATTTGAAAGACCCAGATATTGTTCAAGCCATTAGTGGTCAATCTACTGAAAACATTGGTGATTTTCGTAAGAGAATGAAAAGTAACCCTTTGTATGCAAAAACCAATAATGCTTTAAATGAAGTTAACGCAATGCTTTCACCTCTTAAGTCAGCAGCAACAAGGAGTAATGTTTAATGGCAAGACCACCAGCACCTTCTAAAACGCAGCAAGCAGTTGCTACTAATAAGGCTGCTCAACAACAACGTGCTCAAAGAGTTGCTGAGACTAATCAAAAAATTCAACAGATACAGGCTTCTAAAACTCCAAAGGTAAAGGTTACAAAAGATGTTCCTGTTGTTTCTGCTGACCCTTATAGCACTCCAGAGTATCTAGCACTATTAGCAAAATTTGAAGCACAAGCAAATACAAATGCTTTTGCCGCTCAACAAGCAGCAGAAACCGCACGCCAAAATCGTATTGATGCTTTTGAAGTTTTAAGAACTGAACTTATGAGTTTAGGTTTACCTGAGTTTGCCCCTATCCTTGAAGGCTATGTCAAACAAGATATTAGCCCTACTGTTGCACCTGCTCTTTTAGAGCAAACAGATGTTTATAAACAAAGATTTAAAGGTAATGAAGCACGCCGTCAACGAGGTTTACAACAACTTGATATGGCTGGTTATTTGAACGCTGAAAGAGATTACAGACAATTATTAAAAGATAATAGTTTAGATGCTTTAGATAATAAAGATACTTATGCTGCACTTATTGGTGGAGATGTATCTTTGAATGAAGCACAAGATAGAATAGTAAATGTGTTTAATAAAATTGATAATGCAGATGCAGTATTAAAACAAAACATTAATCAATACTTTGGACAATATGGTGTTACTGACCCAACAATTCAAAAACAACAAGTTGCTTTAGCAATTCTTGGTGGTACCCAGGCTGCTGGTGCATTACAGAAAACATTACAAAAAGCACAATTACGTGCTGGTGCCCAAATGGCTGGTTTGACAGTTGCTGAAACTAATGTTGAAGAATTGCAAAAACAAGCAGAATCTGCTGGTGTTGCAGATGTGTATGGTTTGGCAAAACAAGGTTTTTCAACACTTGCACAGACTCAACCAACAACAGAGAAACTTGCTCAAATTTACGGTGAAGATACAACTAGTCTACAACCAGAACTTCAACAAGAAGCATTCTTTGGTTTAGCATCTCAAAGACGTAAGAAGTTACAAGAAAAAGAACAAGCCACATTTGGTGGTCGAGCAGGAACATCAACTGTTTCTCTTGCCCAAAAATCATCTGCTGGACAGTTCTAACATAGACCCTCAGTAGGACCCACCAGCCCCTACGAGAGTATTCAGCCTGGTAGTAAGAGCCAATAACATTTCCCCGAATGTCGTTGAGGCTTACGAAAACTACAACAGATAGGGAGACCGTTGCGATGAGCAACAATTATCAAGAAAACTGGCAAGATGACGAAGACTTCGATTTAGAAGAAACTAGTCGGCAACCAAACGAAAGTGACTTATTAAAACAACTTCGTAAGGAGTTGAAGAATAAGACAAGAGCACTTACAGAACTAGAAACACAACTAGGTTCTGTCAGAGCGTCACAACGTGAAGCCACAATCAAATCAGTCCTTGAAACCAAGGGCGTTAATCAAAAGATAGCAAAATTTATTCCTTCAGATATTGAAACTTCACCCGAAGTTATCAGTAATTGGGTGGATGAAAATGCCGATGTCTTTGGATTAGCAGTAAACAGACAAGAAGAACCAAAGGTTGATTTATCAACTCTTCGTTCAATTGACAATGTTACTGCGAACGCCCAAACACTAACCAATGCAGATGACATGACTTTAAGAATTCAGAACGCAAGTGAAGAAGAACTTATTTCCATGATTCATGCTGCTGGTGGTGGATACGGCTCATAAAAACAATCAAATAAGGAAAAGGTAAAATGGCAAACACATTCACCTCTACTGACTCTGGTTCGCTCGGTACATCTCTTGTTGTACAGGCTTACGATAAGTTAGTAGAATTTGCGTTACGTTCACAACCGATGCTTCGCTCCGTAGCGGACAAGCGTCCAGTTAACGTAACATCCCCAGGTACATCTGTAATTTTTCAAATTTACAATGACTTGGCAGTTGCAACAACCGCATTAACAGAAACAACTGACCCAGATGCAGTAGGAATTCCTTCTACATCATCTGTATCAGTTACTTTGGCTGAATACGGTAACGTTGCATTAGTAACACGCAAACTGCAATTAACATCTTTAACTGATGTTGACCCAGGTATTGCAAACATCCTTGCATTTAACATGGCTGATTCTATCGATGATGTAGTTCAAACTACTCTCAACGCTGGAACCAACATTCGTTATGCAACAGGTGGAGCATCTGACCCAACATCACGTGCTACAATTGCAGCAGAAGATATTATCTCTGCAGCAGATATTCGTTTTGCTATTGCAAAACTTCGTGCAGGTAAAGCAGTTCCACGTAAAGGAAACCTATACTGGTGTGCATTGCACCCAGAAGTTTCACACGACCTTCGTGCAGAAACAGGTTCTGGTTCATGGAGACTACCTCACGAATACAACTCAAATGATAACATTTGGGCTGGCGAAATCGGTCAATTCGAAGGTGCTTACTTCATTGAATCACCACGTATGACCAATGATAAAACAGGTGCAGACCAAACATCATTAGCAACTGCTTCAGCAGTTAGCGGTGCGTCTGGTGCATTTACTATCGTTGCAGCAAATGCTGCTTTCGGTGGCAATGCTAAAGTTGGAGATAAAATCTCTGGCACCAACGTTGGTACAAGTGCAAAGATTACAGCAATTTCCGTAGGAGCAACTAACACTACTTTCACAGTAGATGTTGCTAACTCTGGAACTGTTGGAACTAACACCCTTACAGTAACACCTGTAACAAAGGTATTCCGTACCTTACTTGCTGGTCAACAAGCACTTGCAGAAGCAGTTGCTGAAGAACCACACGTAGTTGCTGGTCCTGTTACTGATAAGTTAATGCGTTTCCGTCCATTAGGTTGGTACGGTATGCTTGGATTTGCTCGCTACCGCGAAGCATCTCTATACAGAATTGAATCATCTTCAAGCATTAACGTTGCTTAATTAGATTCAAATCAAGATTAAAGCCCCTGGGCAACTGGGGGCTTTACCTATTAAGGAGAAAACAAATTGCCTATTTTTAGACCGCCAACAGTTGACGAAGGTCCTGCTGGGGGAGGTAGACTATTTTCTCGTTATAAAATTCCTAGAGGTGACAGTATTGTTAAGAATGGTGGAACGTATACTCGTGTTCGTACGCCGTCTCTTGATGAGTATCTTGCTGCTACTTTTGTTTATCAAGGTGGTCACGAATATGAAGTTGACAATACGGAGAAAGCCGCGCTTATTGCCAGTGGCAACGGTATTACGGAAAGTAACTTCATCTAATGTTAGAGAATATTCTTATAATGGGTGCGACTGCAAGCGCAATTGCTTCTGTGTTTTTTGTGATTGCTCCAACAGTTCGAAAGACTCGTTCTATGATGGAATGGTTGGAAAAGTTTCGCCGCGATTGGGAAGGCGAAGAAGCATCCCCTGGTAGGGACAAAGTACCTGGTGTGATGGAAAGATTGAATAAACTTGACGGTGAGTTAAGTAATAATGGTGGTTCCTCTATGAAGGACGCTATTGAAAGAATTGAAAAAGTTTTGGTGACTAAATGAGTTTACATAGAATTAGGAAACATCCAGAGTTTGTTGAGGGATGTTTTGGTTGTAAGGCTTCAACCGTTGACCTGAATCCAGGTGAAGCGAACTCTCGTTTAACGATGAGTTCAAAAAAATGGGATAAAGAACTTGCGTTATATCGTACGGCTAGGTCTCAGGGTATTCAACCTGAAGGTACTAGTACGGCGAAGATACGTAAGGCAATAGATATATCAAACAAAACTGGAATAGCATACGGAGCATAATATGATGTACGGTAAAAAAATGCCTAAAGGCAAAAAAATGATGGACATGAAAAAAATGGATGTTAAGAAAAAAGCAATGCCTAAGATGAAAAAAATGGGAAAGAAGAAATAATATGTGTGCAACTTGTGGATGTAATTATATAAACCATGAACACGAAATGGGTGCTATCAGAGGGAAGAATCCTCCTAAAGATAATGCTGGTGTAGCAGTTCCTCCTATGCCACGCCAAGGAAGCGAGAACCCTGAATAATGGCAAAGATTAAAGTATCTCAAAAAACTATTGACCAGATTAAAAAGATGGGTATGACCAAGGCTCTTGGTTCTGCTTCTTCTAATAAGAGTGCAGAATTCCAAGAAGGTCTTCGCCGCATGTATGGTCAAAGAAGATTATCTAAGGCTACAGGTTCTTCTGCTAAAGGTGTAGGTCAACCTGTTGGTGGAGTCATGGGAACCAGTAGAGCACAAGTTATGTCTGGTCCTAGCAGAAGCACAAAGAAAGTTTCTCCAGAAGCAAAGACTGTTAAAGCATTCAATAACAATGCTGGTCAACGCATGAACGATTATCGCCAAGGTCCACAGATGTTAAAAACTCAACAAGAGAATTTGAACAAACGTGTTAAGGCTATGGCTCCTGCTGAACGCCGTGCATATTATGGCACACAAGCCAAAAGTGCTGCAGGTTTAGTTGCAGGTATTGGTGCATCAGTTGTTGGTGGAGCAGGTATTGCTTCTGTCGCTGCTGGTTCAAAGATTATTGCTGGTGGTGTTAAGGCTGCACAAGTTGCAAGCAAAACTAAAAAAGGTGTTGCTGCTGCTAAGGCTGCTGCTGCTAAGAATGTTCCACCTCGTTCATATGCTGGTATTAAAACTACTGCTGGACTTGGTTCAATTGCTGGTATTGCAGGTAGTGGTAAGAAGAAAAAATAATGGTTAAATCACCTGCTTGGACACGTAAAGAAGGAAAGAACCCTAAAGGTGGGTTGAATGCTAAAGGTCGTGCTTCATATAATAAAGCAACTGGTGGCAATCTTAAACCTCCCGTTAAAGCAGGTGAAGCCAAAAAATCACCTAAGTCTGCAGCAAGACGTAAGTCTTTTTGTAGTCGTATGTGTGGTATGAAGTCTAAACGTACTTCTTCTAAAACGGCACGTGACCCTAATTCACGTATAAACAAATCTTTAAGAGCATGGGATTGTAATTGCGGATGAAAAAGAAAACTAAATCTAAAGTTAATGCTGCAGGTAATTACACTAAACCTGGTATGCGTGCATCATTATTTAAAAAGATTAAGGCTGGCTCTAAAGGTGGAGACCCTGGTGAATGGTCTGCCCGTAAAGCACAACTGCTTGCTGTTCAATATAAGAAGGCTGGCGGGGGTTACAAATAATGGCTCTTGCTAAGTCGCAACAGTCTCTTAAGAATTGGGGTTCCCAGAAGTGGAGAACTTCTGATGGTAAACCTTCTAAGGGTAAGAAACGTTATTTACCTGATGCTGCTTGGAATGCTTTGAGTGCTGCTGAGAAGGCTGCTACTAATAAGGCTAAGGCTAAAGGTAATAAAAAGGGTAAACAATTTGTTGCTCAACCAAAAAATATTAAAAAGAAAACGGCTAAATACAGATGACAACATTTAATGATTTAGCAGAAGAAGTCCTTATTAATCTTGAGGGTTTCACTATGCGTCAGGACCGTACCACATATTTGACTGCTGCTATTGATAACAATGATTTGTCTATGTCTTTGGCTTCAGGTGACAACATTGGTAAAGGTATTCTTGAAATTGATGATGAACTTATTCACGTTGACTCTGTTGACCGTTCTGACCGTTCTGCTGTTATTTCTCCTTTTGGTAGAGGCTACCGTGGTACTACTGCTGCAGCACACACTATAAATGCTAAAGTTACTTTTGCCCCAAGTTTTCCACGCATCTCTGTTAAAAGAGCAATCAATGATACTCTTCGTGCTATTTATCCTAATGTTTACGGTGTAGCATCTTACGTTTTTACTTTTAATGCTTCACAAAATACTTACTCTCTTCCTGCTGCTGCTCAAACAATTATAGCAGTGTCTTGGGATACTATTGGACCTTCAGGTGAATGGCTTCCAATTAGGCGTTGGAGACACGACCCTATGGCTGCAACAGCAGATTTTGCTAACGGGAACACTATTACTTTAAATGAAGGCATTGTTCCTGGTCGTACTGTTCAGGTTGTTTACGCTAAAACACCTACACCTCTTTCAGCCGATGCTGATGTTTTTACAACTGTGACTGGTCTTGAGGAAACTAGTCGTGATTTAGTTGTCTATGGTGCTTCGTATCGTATGGCATCTTTCCTTGACCCTGGTCGTTTAACATTTACTTCACCTGAAGCAGATGCTAATGACCAGACACGTCCGTTTGGTTCTGGTACTTCTACTGCACGATATTTGTACAGTTTGTATCAGCAACGTTTGCAAGAAGACC